ATATCCTTGCTTGGTAGGCACCAAGCTCAGTGGTACAGATGCTCAGGTGGGTAAGATTAAGTACGTACTAAAGAAGTTTGGTTCACAGACTGTAGATGGTACAGCCATGTGGGAAGATTTGGATGGCAATTTCCATGCTATCGACGGAACAGAGGGTGATGTGATGATATGCAACATAGAGCCTTACTTCCGTATCAAGGGCAAGCACACCATTGAGGGTACGGAGTATGATGTGTACCTTGTAAGCCGCGTTCCTTTTACTTGGCAGGGTATCGACGCAGAAGAAGTGGCAAAGAACGGCTGGAGTCCCGACTATTGTGTGAGCCATACAGATACGGACAATGTGGTGCGTATGCACTCTGTCTATAATCCTGAGTGGAACGGCTCATATACGGCTCCTGTTGGCGTGACGGGTAAGTACGTCTTCAGCACCGACCCGGAGACGGGCGACATCGTGGAGACCTACGATGCGGAGGCAACGCTGCTGGGTGGTGCAGGTGGCTTGCACTCTACCGACATCAGCCTGCCAGACGGTGAGCAACGTGCCATGAACATGAACCCCGATACTGCCAAGACAGTGCCATTCTATAACCACACAGCATCTGGAGTGGAGAATATGCATGTGCTTATGCTGGCAGAAGGTGGGACGTTCGATGCGCACAACGCGAACATTATGGGTAGCGGATTCTCTTCCAACGACGCAGCCACCGCCGCAGGCGACTGGGAGCAGGCAGGCAGCGGCGCGAAGAACGGACTGCGCGTGATGGATAAGGACGGTGCATGGAAGAATTATCCACTCGGTGGCAACGTTCGATTCCTGTTCGGAGAAACAAGTGGTACACGCTATGCCGCTAACGTCATCAACACATGGAGAAGTCCGTGGCACATCATGGAGGCACATCGAGCAGTGTCCTATGCCGTGCAGAACGACATACATGAACTGGAGTGGTTTGTATTTGAAGGAAACAAGTACAAGTATCGCTCTGTTCAGGGATTCAACACGCCTGCACAAGGCGAAATGACGTGTGTGGTATGGAAGTTGATGGCCACACAAGCAGGTTCAGCAGCCGTTGACCCGACAGACTTGGCTACGTCAATAGCAGGTAACAGGGTTGAATTGCTTGTCAGTACGGCGTTGTTCCACGGAATGACAACACAGGTATCACCATCCTGGTGGACTTCCGGGTTAACCTTTACCGAGGATGAGAATGGTGTGTATGAAGCATACATTGAGCGTGACCAGTCTCAACTCATAAAGTCAGAGAATGGCGACAAAGACATTACAGAGCAATTCGATTTCGAGCAGCATTACAAGCATGTTGGTACATACACCAAAGGTGAAGGCTATCGCAAGAACTACACTAATGATGCACTGATGTTGCCAGACACAGACGCCAATAAGACAGGTGGAGGATTGCATACATACGTAGGAGCCTACAACTATTTTACAGGCGGCAATGCTCCGGCCGGCAAGAAGTCTGTGCGTGGCTTGCGTCGTGGCAACGGCGCGCGCGCTTCGGGCCTGTCCCCGTTGTGCGTTTACGCGTACTATGCGCCTTCGGCCTCGGGTGCGCACTGCGCTTTCGGCACCTGTTGTCAAATCGTTGAATGAAGCCGTAAAATAGCAGCTTGAAAAGCTGCGTCGTAACCTGCCGCTTTAGCGGCCTACTTCCGAGAGAGGTGCTGACTCTCGACAAGAAATCCAGGCTGGCAGCCATCAGTGCATGGGAATCGGAGTACCCGCTGCCAGTGCGGTTGAAATAAGGTGGCTGTACTGTACCGTCTGTGCGTGGCTTGCGTCGTGGCAACAACGCGAACAATTCGAACCTGTCCCCGTTGTACGTTAACGCGAACAATGCGCCTTCGAACTCGAATACGAACTACGCTTTCGGCAAATATTGTGCAAAAACAGAATAAGCCCTCGATTACTTACGACCTGAGTATGAAGAGGCAGGTACAGAACCTCGCTGATGTGAGAGCGAAAGAAGTCAGGAAAAGGTGCTAAGACCACCAGCCGACCGTGCATTATTAGCAAAGGTAAGGGTAGGCTTCGGGGCGTTCGGAAACCCCGTTCGGCGCACAACAGGTCATTTAGAAATAGATAGAAGTATGAGTACATCAACATGGTACAATATAATGACAGGTCTCCACGCTGCCGTCTATGACAGTTACGCAGCCAAGAGTTCACGCCAACGCTCCAAGCGTGAGGTGGTGGATGTCATGGCCGATGTGGACGGATTCTGCCGTAAAAAGCGGTATGAACTGCATGGTGGTACTTATCAAGTTGGCAACTACAGGCACTTCCGTCTGCGCGACAAGAAGAAGCAGCGTGACATCAGTGTACTTCCATACGAAGACAGATGTGTTCAGAACGACATCAAGGATGCCATCGAGCCGCTTATCCTTAGACAGATGACCGACGACATGATGGGCGGTCTGCCTGGGTGCGGAGTGCTCGCAAGGGACAAGCGGCATCAAGTAGTGGCACGGATGCGTGCTCTGATGGACAACAGGAGCCTGACACACTACTTACAAGGTGACATATCCAAGTTTTACGACAATGTGGACAACGTCATCAGTATGGAGTTGATAGAACGGCATATAAAGGACAAGCGCACGCTGGCCGTCATCCGTCAGCACATCTTCAACCAGAAGCGGCTGGCCATCGGCGACCCCTTCTCGCACCTCATTGCCAACCTCAATATGTCGGTGATTATCCGCAAGGCAAAGGAGAAGTACGGGAAGCGGATAGAACTGGTGAACTTTGCCGACGACTTTATCGCCTTCAGCAAGGATAAAGAAACGCTGGCAAATCTGCGCCGAGACATGAGGTTATGGGCAAGGCAGATGCGACTGCACTACAAGCCGATGTATATACGGAAAGTTGACACTGAGAGAAAAATCACGTTCTGTGGCTATGTTTTCAGCAGGGGATTTGTGAAGGTGAACAATCGGACGAAGAAAAGATACATAAAATCCCGTCACAGTTCGAGGTCGATGGGGTCATACAAAGGCATAATGCAGGTGGCCGACACCAAACACCTGCGCAAACTGATTGAAGGATTAGATAACAGACACATGGCAGAAAAAATCAGACGCCCTTTTGCTGGGGCTAAAAAGAAAGTAGAGATGTTAGAGGGCATACCTCATACCATCGTTGCGGTCGAAGAGAAGAAATCGTGGAAGGATGGAAGCGGCAACTATATGCACGTTCAGGCGATAGCCGACAGCCTTGGACTGATAGTCTATACTACGTCATCAAGGCAGATGTGCAAGTATCTTCGCGAGAACACCGTCCCGATGCGCAACATGAAGATAGTGCACGATTACAGTGGCTATTACTACGAAGGCACTGTATATACGGATGCGGAAGAAGAAGCAATGATTCGTGAACAATTTAATATCAATTAGATTATGAGAGAAGAAAGATTCCATGAGCCGCACAAGCAAGGCTTGGAACGGCTGACAGGCGACAACACCGGGCTTGTCTATTGCAATGAGCGCACAGAGTTTGAGCCGCAAGAGGACGGCACTGAGCGCAAGGTGTATGTGTATGAAGTCTATGAGGTAAGCGATTCACGCAATCCTCGTAAGGTGAAGAACGATGTCATCGAGGGTGCTCATCCGTTCGGTGACGAGATTAAAATCCTGCGAAAGACGCTGGCCAAGGTGCTGAAAGAGACAGGTCGCTACGACCTGCCCGACTTCACGGAGTTCAGGGCTTACAACGAGTTTGCCGAGAGTGTATAACAAAAAAAATTATGGACACAAGTGTAGGAACTAAAACGATAGTATGGGGGAGCATAGGAGCAGAGTTGATTTCGGTCGTTTATGATCTCCGCTGGATGGTCATTCTCTCCTTCGTGCTGATACTTGCTGATATGTGGTGGGGGCACAGCGAAACGATGAAAAGGTTCTACGAGGCCAAGAAGATAGGCAATGCCACGCTGCAGGAACAGTTCAGGTGGCACAAGTCAAGAGCCGTGCGCCGGACGTGCAACAAGATTGTTGACTACCTCACTTATCTTGTGGTTGGCGCGCTGCTTGGACTTGCTATCTTCGAGCCGATGGAGATATGTTCGCACGTATGGACAGCCGCCATCGGGCTGCTGATAGGCGGTGGCTGTGAGGTGGCGAGCATCATCGGGCATGTGGCCTATGTGAAGTTCGGGATCGAACTGAAGATGGTGGATGCCTGGAAGGCCTTCGTGCGATTCTTCGGCAGAATGATCCGCATCAAGAGCAGCGAGATAGGCGAGGCCGTGGAAGACCTCGGGCGCGACGGCGGACACCATCACCATCATCACCATCCTGCCGAAGTGTATGACTCAGAGACGAATATGGAGGATTAGCGTATGAGACTGACTATAGCACAACTACTGAGGGCCGTGCCTCAGACCAATCGCACACGGGCGGAAGAGTTTGTCAGTGTGTTCAACGAGTGGGCACCGCAGTTCGGCATCGACACGCCGCTGCGCATCGCCCATTTCCTCGCTCAGTGCTGGCTGGAGTCCGGCTGTCTGCAATACCTCGAAGAGATAGCCAGCGGCAAGGCTTACGAGTGGCGTAAGGATCTTGGCAACGTCCAGAAGGGCGACGGAGTGCGCTTCAAGGGACGTGGAATCATTCAGATCACAGGCCGTGCCAACTATCAGGCCTATGCCAGGAGCGGCTTCTGCGTGGGCGACCTGATGAGTCATCCTGAATGGCTGGCCCAGTCGCCCGGAGCCTACAAGAGCGCGATGTGGTTCTGGTGGAAGTCAAACCTATCCGAACTGGCCGACCTCGATAATGGCCACAACTCCAATGAGATTTGCCGGCGCATCACGCGCAAGGTCAACGGCGGTACTAACAACTTGGCCTCCCGCCAATACTATATGCGTAAATTCAAGAAGGAACTGGGCGTATGAACAGGAACGATGAACTCCGTGAGACGCTGCGCCTGATGACCCTGCTCTGCTGGCGCATGCTGGCCGTGTTCGTCCTCGCGCTGCTGCTGGCCGCGCTGTTCGGTCTCGGCTACGACGGATGCGCGGGCCGTGACGGAACAGAGTCCGACACCCTGAGCGTGCGCGTCGACACCGTGCACGACACCGTGACCGTCACCGTCCGCGACATCCTCCCCGTGGTGCGCCGCGATACGGTGGTCCGTCGCATCCCCCTGCTCGAACTGCTGACGGAGCGCACAGGCGGCGACAGCCTCCTGCCGACCCCGGCGGCAGCCGACTCCCTGGACATAGTGCAGCGCGAGTACTCCGACGACTCCACCTATACGGCCTGGGTCAGCGGCATCCGCCATCAGGACTACCCCCGCCTCGACTCCATCGCCGTCCGTCGGCAGCGCATCGTCGACCTTGTACGCGAGACCGTCACCCTGCGCCAGCGTCAGTCCCGCTGGAGCGTCGGCCTGCAGGCTGGCTACGGCTACGGCCTCCGGTACCGGGGCTTCGAGCCCTACGTGGGCGTGGGCATCACCTACAGGCTGTTCCCTCCGTGACGGAGCGATTGGTTTCTTTATAAGTTTTTGTTTTAATTGGTTTGCAGTAAGTCTTGTGTTTTGAAAGAGGCTTCGGCGGAGGCCGTGTATTTTGGGTTTTTAAGTTATTATACTTACCAGAATTTTTTTTCTTCAACTTTTCGGTTAGTGGTGCAGCCGTCCGTGAGGATCGCTGCATTTTGTTTCCCGCTACCCTCGCGCGCATATATAAACAATGTGCTTCGGCTCTGAAGCAAACCTTTTCGAACGAAAACGTTTGCTTTAAGGTTGTTTAACGTTTTTTTTTTGGTTATTAAGAAAAGTCGCCGTATCTTTGCACCGTCGTTAGATGATCTACTCATCCTGGCTCGGGCACCAGTCAATCGCCCATCAATCACAGAGGGGCTTTTTTAATGCCCATATAACTCTCAGCATGGCGGCTGGATGTTTCCGCAGAAATTACGCTCGACTCAGGACGTACTTCATCTGACGACAACGGGGACAGACAGCCGCCTCCCCTTTTCCCCGAGGGGAAGGGCCGGCAGAAAAAGAGTTATTAACGCATTAAAAAAAGTAATTGACTATGACAACGAATGAACTATCTCCCGGCTGGGCTCTCCAGCAGCCCGACTACGCCGCCGCCCTCAGGCAGGTGTGCAGCAATGTGAGCAACTATGCCGCACGGCAGCTCAAGGCCGTCCGCTCCATGGCGGCAGCCATCCTCCCCACGATCGTCCTCGCCCTCCAGGCCTCTCTCTGTGTCGCTTTCGCTTTCGCCATCATGTTCATCGCAGCAATAATAGGAGGATAAGGCTATGTCAGTATATGGAGATCTCTTAGAGGAAAGGAAAAAGAAGGCGTTGGAGGTCGTCGGCCACGAGGAGTCGCGCATGGCAAGGGACACCGTCGGGGCAGCCATCCAGTATATCCTCAGCGAAGGCAACCACTACAGCGACAGCGACACGCTCTCAATCGTCCGTGCACTCAACATCCTCCACAGGCAGCTCGACGAGGTCTACCTCGCCAACGTCAGCCTCGCCGACGAGCGGCGCAGGATGGCGGCGACACCCGGGTTCAAGGTAGCCGGCGAACCTGTGCACCACCACGATCAGTGATTCATAAGATCCAAACGAACTGAACCTATGAGTATCGACATCAAGATTGCGCCCGACTTCGACAAGAACACCGTGATCTGCCTCTCGGCAGTCCACGACCTGGGCAAACTGCTGGCCCAACTCAACGGCCAGTCCTGAGGCTGAGCCGCGCCGCCCCCTCGGAATTCAATCGCATTTTTTTTGTTACATTTCATATATATACAGAACCGCATCGTCCGTGAGGATCGTGCGGTTCTCCTTTCTGTCCCTTCAACTCTTCTGTTCTTCAACTCTCCAATTCTCCAATTCTTCAATTCTCAAAGCTCGCCCTCGTAGTTCTTCAGCAGTTCATTGGCCTTCTTCACGTCCTTCGGGGTGTACAAGTCGGTGATCAGTATCGACGAATGGCGCGCCTGGTCCCTCACGCTCAGCACGTCGGTGTTCGCCCTGAGCATGTTGGTGATGCCCGTGTCCTTCAGCGAGTAGAACTTGTAGCGGTCCGACAGTCCCAGCTCCTTCCTCACCACGCGCGTCCAGTAGTCGCGGAACTGCTTCTCGCTCTTCCACTCCCTGCCCGGACGGAAGCCGTCGGAGAAGAGGTAGTCCGCCCCCGGATGGCTGAAGATGTCGAGGTCTATCATCAGCCGTATCACGTGCGCCGGGAGCGTCACCACGGCCTCCTGGCGGTTCTTGGCCACGTCCCAGTGTATGCGCAGCGTCTGGTCCCTCAGCGAGAAGTCCTCAATCCGGAGCAGTGCCAGCTCATGGGGGCGCACGAAGAGATAGTGCAGCAGCTGGCAGGCCAGCAGGAAGTGGCGGTTCTTCCGCTCCAGCAGCTCCCTCACCCTCCGTAGTATCTCCGGCGGTATCACCTCGCGGTTCTTGCCGTGCGTCCTGATCTTCATGCGCGGTATCTGTGCCGTCGGGTCTTCCTTGATGTACGACTTGCGCAGCAGGTACTGCGAGAAGCTCTTGACCCACGACAGATAGTTGTTGCGCGTCTGTATCGAGTTGTCGCGGTCCAGGTGGATATAGTCCAGGAAGTCGTCCACCAGCCGCTTGTCGAACTGGTAGGCATACCTCACGCCCTTCCGCTCGTTCTCTATCCACCGCGACATCACCCGCAGGTAGCTCAGATAGCTCGTCACCGACTCCTCCCGCATGTTGTGCTCCGACATCTGCTTGGCCAGATACGCCTTGTACCGGCTGCAGGCATCCTCCCACCTGACGTACACCAGCCCGTCCTGCTGCTCCATCCACGGGTTCCATCCAGCCCGCAGTTCCTGGCGTATGCGCTCCAGCACGCCGTTCACGTAGTCCCGCTGTGCCCGTCGGCCCACGATGGCCTTCAGCTCGCGGTTCAGCTTGATGCGCTTGCGCCGCAGCGTACCCGTCGTAGGGTCGAAGGCGTAGAAGCTCACGAACACCTCCTTGCCCCAGCATGCCTCCGGCTCCCTGTATTCCCTGATGCGGTCCGTCACCGCCCGCTGATCAGCGCCGCACTCCCGTGCTCCACGGGCCGCACCTCCGCCCTCCGGAGATCCTTTACCCCCGGAAGTTTTAACCTTTTTTAAATCTGGAAAATTCATTTTTTTGTCCATTTCATTTCTAAAACGGACTCCTGTTATACATTCCATGTGGTCGGGGCTGTCCCGTCGCTGTCCCGACAATCACCCCCTAAATGAAAGTAACGGGCTGAAAAACAACCCGTTACAACTCCATAAGTCGGGATTACTGGAATTTATTGCCATTACCCGCCTTGTGTAACTGATTGGTTTTCAGGAGTCCTTTATAATGTATTTAGCCCTGTTTGTCCCGATTCCGTCCCGGATTTGGGATCGCTTTCCGTCTATTTGTCAATGCCCTGCTTCTGGAACTCCTCAACCATGCAGATGGCCTGGCGGACGCTCTGCTCGGCAAGGAAAATCTGTGTTTATTTGACAGTATCGGCCAGCAGGCGGCCGGTAAGGCTGTCGATGCGATATAGAGGACTATCTTTCATCGTACCGGTGAGAGCGGTATGTCGCCCAGACAGAATACAGTGCATCGCCGAATGTATCAAAATCGCAAATGGGGGTTTCCGTGATCTTCTCGCGCGTCTTGTAGAGACATAGCCTGAGAGAGGGCAATGCCTCTATGCCCACGCGATAACCGGCGTCGCATATCAGTTCCCGGCCACAGCCAGCCCCGTGCCCGTCGAAGTGGCGTATCAGGCAGTCGGATTCGTTTCTGAAGACAAAGAACACGGTGTCCGTGCCGACCGGCCACCTGAACTGCTGCAGCTTCTCCATCGGATAGTAGTCAAGCTCCCGGTGCCCGTTGATGATGGCGGCGGCCATGTAGCGTATCTTTTCACCGTCGGCCAGGGGCAGGTCGAGTTCCATCGGCGTGAACGGGAGTTCCATCGGCCCCCTGTCGGCCACTATTCTCCGGCAACTGCAGACCTGCTCATCACCAAAGAAGAACCCGGCGGGCAGCTTGAGCGCAGCAAGGAGAATCTCTATGGTGCTTGTCGGGACGTCGGCTCTGGCGAACGCGGCCTTCAACTGATTGGTGCTCAGCCCGGTCAGTTCCGCAATCTGCGGCAGCGGCTTTCCTGTCGCT